ATACTCCATTGGCTTACTCAGAGGATAAGATGGATGGTAAATAATTTGCCCGCCGTTACAGTAATGTAGCGGATGAACCGAGAAAGAAAACTGGGAGACTAAGTATATTAATTGATTTTTAATTATGTTTGTGATATAATTTTCTCATAGATGAAACAGGAATGAGGGAATTATATGGAACGATATGGTGTTATATATAAAATTACAAATAATGTAAATGGTAAAATTTATATAGGACAAACAATACACTCATTCGATAAAAGGTAATTAATATATAAGTTAATCAGAGTGGAAGGCTAGGTTTAAAGCCCTAGCCACACGCAACGCGTAGGAAGTGAAACTCGAAAGAGAATATAATCTTCCCAAGAGTTCTCGGCAACCAATAAGAAGGTTGTTTTTTTATTGGTTGAAAAGGTACGCTGAACTAGGTATGAATTGACATACCATAATGCGGGGAAACCCCTAGAAGTAGAGGATAAAAAGCCTTTACGATAACAAATTGAAATTGGCTAATGCATTCCTAGCTGATGAAGCTGGTGCTATGGATAGTTATCCAATAGAAGCTATGAGGTCCTCACAAATTACATTATTCAATAAATTAGGGATAATCCTTAGCACACAATATCCAAATGATAACAATGGAATGATTGATGAAATAGATATTTCAAAAAAGGTACTAGATGGGTTAAGAGATAATAAGAGACGATTTTCTTTATTGTATGAACCTGATGATGAATTTTTGACTGATGATAAATGGATGACAGAGGATTCGGTAATTTATCAAAGTAATCCTGTGGCCGTATCAAATGACTATATCTTCGAAGCAATAAAGGAAATGCGGGAAGATGCTATTGACTATGAGAATAAAAGGGAAAACTATCTATGCAAGCATAATAATATAAAATATAAAGGTCTTGGCGTTGAGGGCTACATCGAGATAACGAAGGTAAGAGAATGTAAAATCAAAGAAGATAAGGAGTTTTGGGTAGGTAAAAGAGTATGGCTTGGATTAGACTTATCTATGAGTGACGATAATACCGCGGTGGCTATGGTTACAGAACATGAAGGTGAGGTTTACGGTAAGACATGGGGGTTTATTCCTTCTGATAAGAAAAGGCAAAAAAGCAAAAGGGAAGGCGTTGACTATGACAGGCTAATAAAACAAGGTGTGTGTTTTGAATGTGGTGGAGAAGTAATTGACTATGGTTTTATAGAGGCTTTCATATTGAAACTTGAAGAGGAATATGGGGTGGAAATTCAACAAATAGGATATGACAGGTACAATGCTATCAGTACTATACAAAAATGTGAAGCAAGTGGATATGAGTGTGTCGAAATAAAACAACATTCAAGTGTACTGCATTCACCCACGAAACTTTTAAGAGAGCTAATTTTAAGTAAAAAATTTAAGTATGAGGATAATTTAATGCTTGAAATCAACTTTCAAAATGCACGCTGTACAGAAGATACAAACAAAAACAAGTATGTAAATAAAAAGAAATCTTCTGGAAAAGTTGATATGGTAGTCGGATTAATAAATGCTATGTATCTACTAGAACAGGACTTACTGTATGGTACAGATGATTTTGCAGTACAAGTTATATAGAAAGGTGGAATATAAATGAATTTTGGCCAAGCAATAGAGAAGTTAAAGGAAGGTAAGAAGGTAGCAAGAAAAGGATGGAACGGAAAAGGAATATTTATTGAATTGCAAGTACCGGATGAACATAGCAAAATGACTCAACCTTATATTTATATTGATACATTGGGATTACAAACCGCTAACCCTAATGCACCAAAGGGCAGGGTACCATGGTTAGCAAGTCAAACAGACATGTTAGCTGAGGATTGGGAAGTTTTACAATAATTAGTTTTAGGCTAGAAAGGCGGTGATATATTGAGATGGCCATGGCAGAAAGAAGAAAGGGCATTTGATACCGAAGGTACTAGCGATAATGTTACAGAAGATGTTTTGTTACGTGCATTACTTGGTGGAAGTTCAATAACAAAGAAAGAAGCTTTAAACATACCTAGTGTGAAAAGCTGTATTAATTTTATAGCTGATGCAGTATCAATGATACCTATTAAGTTATATAAAGAAAATGATGGTAAAGCAGATGAAGTTAAAGATGATATAAGAGTAAAATTGCTAAATGATGATACAGGAGATACATTGGATTCAGTGCAATTTTGGAGAGCATTAATAACGGACTATTATCTAGGTAAGGGTGGATATGCCTATATAAATAGGAATAGGAATAATGTTTCAAGCTTGCATTATGTGAGTGAAGATTATATTGCAATCATAAAGAATACTGACCCAATATTTAAGAACTATGATGTCCTTGTGAATGGTAATAGGTACATGCCCTATGAATTTATAAAGCTACTGAGAAATACAAAAGATGGGGCCGAAGGTGTTAGCATCATAGAGGAAAATAATTTGATGTTAAGTGTAGCTTATAATTCGTTAGTATTTGAAGAAACCTTAGTAAAAAAAGGTGGCAATAAAAAAGGATTTGTTAAATCAGCTAGAAAATTAACTGATACTGCTATTGCGACATTAAAAGAAGCCTGGAGAAAACTTTACAGCAATAACAGTGATAATGTTGTAATTCTTAATGAGGGGTTAGAGTTCCAGGAAGCAAGCAATACAAGTGTAGAAATGCAATTAAACGAAAACAAAAAATCTAATGCAGATGAGATATGTAAGATATTCAATATTCCAGCAAATGTTATTAAAGGAACAGCATCAAGTCAAGAATATACAAATGCTTTTAAAATGGGTGTTATGCCAGTTTTAAGAGTTATAGAATGTGCTTTAAACAGGGAACTACTTCTTGAAAAAGAAAAGGGTTCTTTTTATTTTGCATTTGATACTAAGGAAATGTTAAAAGGTGACTTAAAAGAAAGATTTGAAGCCTATAAAGTAGCTATTGATTCTAATTTCCTTCAAATTGATGAGGTTCGCTTCATGGAGAATTTACCAGCATTAGGTTTAGATTGGATTAAGTTAGGATTGGATTCAGTCCTGTACGATGTAAAAACGGGAAATATATACACACCAAATACAAACCAATTAAGCAAAATGGATCAGGCAATAAATTTGAAAGGTGGTGATATGGATGAGGATAGAGATACGAAGTGATAGTGTAATTTTAGATGGTTACGTAAATGCAGTATTAAGGGATTCAAGACCTATAAAAACACCACAAGGTGAGTTTATAGAAAGAATAGAAGCTAGGGCCTTTGAGAAAGCATTAAATAAGGCAGACAATGTTGATTTTCTATTAAATCACAATAGAGAAAGAAAATTAGGGTCTACCCAGGAAGGAAATATTGAATTATTTGAGGATAACATTGGTCTTAGAGCAATAGCAACTGTTACCGATAAGGAGGTGATAGAAAAAGCTAAGCAAAAGAAATTAAGAGGTTGGTCATTTGGAATGTATGTAAATAAAGACAGAATAGAAGAAAGAACAGAAAATATCCCAATAAGGCATATAGAGGACTTAGACCTTGTAGAGGTATCTATTATTGATGATAGATTAAATCCGGTCTATATAGCTACATCAGTAGAAACTAGGGCAGATGAAGAAGTAATTAATGAGCAGAGAGGTAACGAATTTAGAGCAGTAGTGGTAGATAATACCACAATAGATTATTCAGAATATGAAGAAAAAATAAAAAGACTAAAAGGAGAGTAGATGTTATGAAAAAGCACAGAGTATTAGAATTAAGAGCAACAATTAAAACATTAACTGAACAAAGAAATGACAAAGTAACAGAATTACAAGCTATAGTTAATAAAGCAAAACTAGAGACTAGAGCTATGACAGAAGAGGAAAAAACACAATTTGAAACTCTTGAAAAAGAGATAACAGAAATTGACGACACAATAGCTGCTGAAACTAGAGCTAGAGGTTTGGAAATCATTGAAGAAACGAAGGAAGATAAAAAGAAAGACACTAAAGCTGAACTAGAAGAAAGAGCATTTGAAAATTATATACGTGGTGTAATTGAGGAAAGAGCCGATGATGTAAATCTAACAGTTGGTGATAATGGGGCGGTCATTCCATCATCCATAGCAAATAAAATTATAAAGAAAGTATACGATATGTCTCCAATTTACCAATTAGCAACTAGATACAACGTAGGTGGAACATTAAATATACCTTATTATGACGAATCAGCACAACAAAGCATTACAATGGCTTATGCAACTGAATTCACTGAACTAGAATCAACTTCAGGCAAATTTACTAGCATAGAACTAACAGGATTTTTAGCAGGAGTTTTAACCAAGGTATCTAAATCCTTAATAAATAATTCTCAATTCGCTATAGTACCTTTTGTTGTAAATGCAATGGCAGATTCTATTCACAGATGGGTTGAAGGAGAATTATTAAAAGGAACAAAGGATAAAGTTGCAGGACTATCTACAGTTACACAGGCCATCACAAGTGCAAGTTCTACAGCTATAACTGCTGATGAATTGATAGATGTTCAAGAATTAATTCCAGATGTTTACCAAGGACAAGCTATTTGGGTAATGAACAAGGCAACTAGGACAGCTATTAGAAAATTAAAAGATGGGCAAGGTAATTACCTACTAAATAGAGATGTGTCCGCTAGATGGGGATATACTCTACTAGGTAAGGATGTATATACATCAGGCAATATGGAAACTATGACCGCAAAAAAAACAGCTATTTACTATGGTGATATGAGTGGACTAGCGGTTAAACTATCAGAGGATATTAACATAGAAGTACTAAGAGAAAAATTCGCTACTCAACACGCTATAGGTGTAGTTGGTTG